TTGCGCATGTCAGTCCCCCAGTTGCACCAGGCTGTATTCCATGCCCGGCGTAAGCGCTTTCAACCGCTCTAGTGCGGATTTATATCCTATCTCGTTTCCTTCCCGCAAGTGAAGCCGCGCCAGCCCATACCAAAGATCGGCGGCGTTCACGTCGTGAACGATGGCGCGCTCCACCAAAGGAATGCCTCTAGGCTCCATGGCCAAAATCACTGCGTAGGCTGCGCCCGAACGGTGAGTCCGCATCAGCGGGAAGACCTGGGCCGCCAGCATAAACCGGCGCAAGTCCATGGTTTTGAGGCCAATGGCGTATTCGAGGTCGGACAGGATGGAGCAGGTCGCGTAGGCTACCGCAGCCGTTAAAAACGCCAGCCGCGCACACAGCCGCAAGAGCCGCACTGACAGGCTCGTAAAGCGGGAAACCAAAGCACGCCTCCACCAGAAAAACGATTAGCCCATACCATGCCGGCGACGGCATCGCCGTGACCATGCGAGCAGCCACAATGGATATCAACAGCGCCCCGCCCAGCCCGAGTTCGTAGAGCAGTTGGATATAGTCGTTGTGGGCGTTCTCGAAGCGAAGCTGCAGGCTGATGCTATGGGTCTGGAATGACGGATAGTTGGCGATGAAGCTGCCGAGCCCATGGCCCCACGGGCGGATGTGCGGAATGGTATCAATCCACACCCCGACGCGCTGCAGGAAGTCCGGCGAGATCAGAATCATTTTGTGCCCGCCCTCGCCCTTCATCAGCGCGAAGGCAAACAGGAACAGGCCCAGCGCCGCCATCATCGCCGCGAATCGCGAGTAGCGCCACAGTCCAGCGCCAGCCGCAATGCCAAGCGCGATCAGCGAATGACGGGCACCGAGCGCCAAGGTCGGCAGGATGCCGGGGATGAGCCACCACAGGCGATACCCCACGATGACGGCAAGCACGATTGCCGCCGCTTCCGAGGCCATGAAGTGGTTATAGAACAGGCCACCGTTCGGAATGATCTGCGGGATTTTCTGCCAGTTGAGATAATACTGCGCCAGCACCACCGCGCTGTTGACCCAGAACCCGAGCGCGGCCCCGAGCATCGCGCCCTTGATGTCGCGAGTGACGAAGAACCCGAACAGGGCAACCACCACCAGGAAATGCCAATAGATGAAAGCAGCGTCGAACCCGGACGGCGCGACATAGGCCATTAGCGTGAGGTAGCCGACGACCGCCACCCCAACCCACGAAATGTTAGTACGGAATAAAAGTACCGCGGCAGCGATCGAGAGGATCGCCCACCGCGGCACCGTGGCCCCCGCCGGCATGAACGGCACGCACGCGACAACGACAAGAAAGAACAGCGCGCCCATCAGCCCTGAATTTCCTCAAGCAGGATCGAACTGCGCGTTGCCGAGGTCGATGTTGTGCAGTTGGAGCAGGTGGAAAAGTCGTAATTGGTAGACGTTGTCGTCTGCGGGTTATCGAGCACCAGGAACGGGAAGGTCATCGAGGTTTCGTTGGCGGCGCCGTTGTTCGCTTTCAGGTCGCCCTGCAATGTGGTGCCGGCGCTTCCCCCGCGCTTGAGGGTCATCGCAATACTGGGACTTGAGCCGGTGGCACCGACAATGCCGACCGCTTGCACCTTGACGAGATTGCACGCGCTTGCGGGCGTGATCGACAGGTTGTTGACGGCGCTCGCAAACGTGGACTGCACCACATCCCCCGGCTTGTGAATACCGGGGCCAAACATGGTGGTGATCGGCGCTACGGAATATGATCCGGCGGTGGCCAGGCCAGAGTTAAACTCCAGTGACGCGATGATTCGTAACTTCTTGCTCGATACCGTCGTGCCATTGGGTGTGTAGATCACCCCTGCGCTTGTCGCGGCCGCGCTGATGGCGGTGGAGCTGAGCGAGAGGTCTTCCGACAGGGGGTTAATGACTGGAGTGGAGGCTCCCGCCCCGCTGTGCCACAGCCCAAGAACGACCGTGCCGCCGTTGTCAAATGCAACGACCCACAGCCGGAACGGTACGCTGTTTTGCGTCCCCAGCGTCGCGCCGGCCGCATTGGTGTTGATGCAGGTCGAGGACGTTACTGCGCGCCACAGGACTTCCGGGGAGGAGCCCGTTTGAAACGGGATTAACACTGGCGACGATGCGGATGGCGTGGCGCCCGTCTGGTCCACCATGCAAACCTGAAGCAGATTGGCGCTCGGCGTATTCGCCGAAACTGTCAGCCCCATATTGACCGGCACGGTAAAGCCATAGGGCGGCTGCGTGCTGGAAATGGAAACCTGCGCGCTGCCCGTCGCCGTCAACCCAAACCCGGCCGAGACCGAAAGCGGCGGCAGCATTTGCCACTGCGTGCCGTCGTAAAAGGCAAAGACGATCTGGCCGGCCTGGATTTCGTTGCCGGTGAGCGCAGTCGGACCTGTCGGGGTCTGCTTGAAAAGGTTCTTTGCTGTTCCGCTAACGGTCAGCGTAGTCGCTGCACTATTGGTAAACCCGGCCTTGAAGATCACCGTATAGTTTTGAGTGAAAGAAAACCCAGTTGACGGCGTGGTCGATGAAATGACTTGGGCATTGGCCGCCCCCGTGGACGTACCCCCCAAAAACACCGTCGAGCCGCCCTGCGCGGGCGTGATCGGCGTGGTCAGCGCCAGAAGCTGGGTGATGTCGTTGTTGACGCCGGCCGCCGCGGCGCTACCGAGACAGGTCACCAGCGCGTTGTAGTTGGCCATCACCTGGGAGGCGTCGGCGGTGGTGCCATTGACCAGATTGAACGGCAGCGAGCAGGTCACGCCGGCGAAAGCCGGGACGGCGGCCGCTAGATAAAGCCACGCCGCGAGGAGGAACTTGCGCATTTAGCTCACCCTGAATTGCAGCACGCTGCCATTGCGATAGACCCCGCCAATCGGTACGCCAGCCGCCTGCGCGGCTGCGTCGTTGACGGCGTTGGTCAAAAATGGCCCGCCGCCTTTGGCCGCGGTATCATCAGCGAAGGTCGTAAAGTCGTAGGTGCCGAAATTGCACCCACTACCGGCCACGCTACCGGGGAAGAACGACAGCCCGGAATTACCTGTGTTGATCGTTCCGGGGCCTTCGACAAAGAACCGCGTGCCTGTGGCACTGCCGTTGAAAGTCGTGCCGCCGGCAAAGATAAACCCTCCGCGCAAAGCGTAGGCATAGGCGAAGCTGAAGTTGGGCGTTCCCGTCAGCGTGACAACCGGCGGGAAATAGAACGCATAAGTAGCCGCTTCTTCGGCGACAAGATGCCACTGAGCGCCGCCATAAATTTCGATGTCGTTGAATACTAGCGGTAGGGCGTAGTCCAGAGCATTGATGTGAGCCTGCGCACAGGTGCCAAACCGGACTCCCGCGCCAATGGTTAAAAAAATGCTGTCCTGTGCCACGATAGCGGTATCGCCGGAGGAGGCCACATCAACGTTCTGGACGGTGACTAACCCGTACCGCGCCCCCTTCCATTTTATCGAAGGGCCGCTGGTATGGAGTGTGCCTCCGGCAAAATCCAAGATGATCGTCCCGGAACCGCTGGGCCACGCCTCGTCTACAAGTATTTCCTCGGTGAAGGCGGTCCCGACAAATTGAAACTGCAGCGTTTGGTTATTCAGGTTCTTCGCCGTGCAGGCGTAGGCGTAGGCGGCGGCAAAGGTTTTGAACGGCGCAGCCTGTGTCCCGGTATTGCTGTCGCTGCCGGTCGTCGGGTTAATGTATATCGTGGCCGTCGCCAGCATGACCGTCTTGGTCAGGTTTTGCGCGACGGCGGCGCCGAACATCTGCGTCAGCGTGTAGAGGTAATCAGTCGGCCCCGCCAAGTCCGTGCCCACTAATCGCCCCGTGGTGGCGACATCGGCGCCGGATGCAGTAATGCCGGAGAATTTGGTCATGCTGCATTCTCCGTCTGGTACGGGGTGCCGTCCTCGGTCGTGTAAACGACGCCGTCCTCGGTAAAGTAATAGAGTGAATCAACCGAAGCTGCAGGCGTGGTCTGCGTGTTGATCCACTGCCGCAGCACTTGATAGCGCAAGTGCAACGCGCCGACTTTCATGCCGAGCGCCGAACCGGCAGATGCCGTGAACATCCCGCGCGCGAACACGATCGGGCGATGCCACTGCAGTTGATAGGGCGCGAGCGCAATGGCCGCGCCGCCGCCCCACTGCGCCTGCCCCCAGACAAATTGGCCCCACAAGGTCTGCGACGCCGTGCTTGGCGGGATGGTTACCGTGTCTATGACTGTGGCGGCCTGGTCGAGCAGCGATATTGAAATGTTGCCGATACCGGACGCCACCGCCAAATCCAGTTGAGCCTCGGTGATGCAGACATTGACGATCTGGTCGGTGTCGGGGAGGAGCGCAGTCGCCGCCGTCCAAGTGAGTTGGCTGCCGTTCTCGACGAATGTGGATTGCAGCGTTTGCACGGGGTCGCTTTGCCAGAGCGATCCGGTGATGCCGCTCGGCGCCATGATGAAAGTGGCTTTCCATGGCTCGATAAGGGAGGCGGGGAAGGTATGCGGCCCGGTCCAGATGTTGCGGTCAAACTCGTACCAGTATTCCTGCGCTGGAGCTCCGGTCAGGGCACCGTTCAGTGTCGTTATCCGCAGGACATTGCCGCTGCACGCCGCGACCATCCGCGTTGGTACTGAAGTCAGAATAAACGGCACGGTGACGCCGCTTCCGTCATGGCCGATAGGATCGGAAACACGAGCGTCAAAGCCAATGACCCGGACGCCGTCCGGCGAGACAAACGCCAGCCCCTTTGGCGTGTTGCATACGGTGTTGGGAGCCAATGTGCCAGTCGCCACATTAAGCGAATTGACCGTCAGCGGATTGGTAGTGCTCAGTGCCTCGTCACCGGTTACCTGATAGATCGTGGTCACGTTTTTGAACACGATCAAAGATTGGACAATGCCGCCCGCCGTGGTGCTGAGGGCCAAGCTACCGAGCGCAGTCAAGGGGACGTTATCGCCGAAGGTCAGTACTTGGCTGGCGTTGGTGACTACAGTCGCCGCCAGCACGTCGGAGAATATCACCGCTGGGTTCGCGGAGTTGTAGAGATAATAGGCGCGGTTGAAGAACTGCGCCACGCCGGTCGGTGCCACGGTAAACTGGATTGCCCCACTGAGATTGCCTGCATTCCACACGGGCGCGTTCGGCGTCGAGATGTCGAACCAGCCGATGAAGTTGCCGCCCGCGCCGGTAAAGCCGCCATGCGCGACCATGAGCTTGGTCCCGATGAGCGCCATCTGCGGCGGCGTCCACGCGCCTGCGGTCGGCGGTGAATTCGGCAACGTGGTGGCGTTGATCGACCCCGCCACGAGCAATGCCGAGTTGGTGGCGAGATCGTAGGCGAAGGGAGCATCTTGGCCTGAGAAATTACTGTCCGCGGCCATGCCGTAGACGATATCGCCGATGACCCGGTACACCGAGATGAAGCCGCCGGTGCCATTGAAATAGTTGTGTTGGAATCCCGACGAGAAGCCGGACGAGAACGGCCCAACGCTGCTCGGAGCATTGAGGTCAAAGACCTTGGTCGCGGCCGGGCGGCACTGCCACAGCCGCGACGTGGTCGGGTCGGGAACGAGGTTAGTCAGCGCCGCCATTGCGCCGTCAAAGGCGGTCGAGGAGTCAAGCGCGTCGCTTACCCCCTTGAAGCGCCAGGTGACGGGCGTGGACTTGCGCTGCATCTTAGTTGGTCTGGTAGATTGTGGCGCGGCCGGAGAGGTCGAGGCCGCGACAGACGCCGGCCGCGAGCGACGTTTTCCACGCCAGATAGTTGCCGGCCGATACGGTCGGTGTGCTGATCGTGCCCTGCGCGATGACGGCGGCTTGGGTGACGGTCACTGTGCCCAAGGTCACCACGGGACTGCATGAGAACGACGACCCGCAATTTACCAGATTGATGACCGGATTGCCTCCCGCGCACACAAACGCCTTGGTCGATCCGGTCAGCGCCGCAATGAACGAATCGGTCACAACCTTAGTATAACCGCTGTACTGCGCCCCCGAGACTTCGGTGGTGATGTAGCCGGTATCATAGGACAGATACCCCGGCGACTGCGGCACCGTGCAGGTCGAGGCGCTGGTGGTCTGCGAGGACACGAAGCGATCGACCCCGCAAGCGAATGAGCCAATACCATTCAGGTCCAGATACGAATTGATGATGTCGATGATGGTGGTGCGCAGGATGGCCGGCGTGATCGCTCCGGTGACGTTGTCGGCGAAGTTGGAGAATACCTCGGTCTGCAGCGATTCCTTGGTCTTCTGCTGGGAGCGCGCTGGTGTGAACAGCCACACCAGGATGGCGGCGACAGCGAGCAAGAGAACTAGGATGGCGATCAGCTTTTTCATCACCAGCCTATGGTCTTGGTGTTGCGCAATCGGTCAAACGACGTGCCGAAGCGGCGGCGATCGAGTTGCACCGTCTTGACGCGAGTGCCCTTGTCGTCCTTCATCTGCAAATACTTTCGCAGAATGACTCCAGCGCCCTGCGAGGACTTTTCCTCGTTGTCGGTCAGGAATGAGTCGGCGCGCTCGTCGTCCGATAGTGCCATCAGCTCACCGGCAATACGACGGCGCAGATAGGTCTGGTTGGGAAACCACGGCACCAGCGGCGAGGTCTCGGGCGTGGATATGTCGGCCATCTGCGAGAAATAGCGCACCGTCGCCGGATAGGCGCCGGACGGCACCTGCCAGAACAGCATGACAGGCACCGCCGACCCCCCAGAGCCCGATGCGCTGTTCGTCACCCCCATCAGGCTCATGTCAGTGGCGTAAAAAACCGGGAAGTTCGCCAGACCGGCTTGCTCCACCAGCATGTCGAATTCCTCAAGGTCGCAGGGGATCATCGGGTAGGGCACCCCCGAGATCACGTAGAACGATTCGTTGCGGATGCCGCGCAGATAGTCCGAGGGAAGGTTCTGGTACGCTTGCCCGAGCGAGTTGATCTGCGAAGAATTGAAATTAAAATTATAGGTCTTCTTGGTAAGATCAAAGTCGTAGGTCTGGCAGAGGTCGGACAAGACCATGTTCATGATCTGGCCGGCCTGCGAGGTCATTCCCGGCACCCGCGCGTCCTGCGTGGCCAGCGCAACGATCTGCGCCGATGTCAAAGGCATTACGCACCTTCGGCGATCTTCGCCTCTAGTTCTGCGATGTCGGCCCGCAGCTTCGGGATGATCTCGGTCTTGTGCTTGGTCTCGGTTTCTTTGAAGTTGTTCAACTGCGCCTGCTGCGCCCCGTTGAGCGCAAACGGCCCCTTGCGATTGGACGAATACCAGTCCTTTTCGCACTTGAGCAGGTAGTTGGCCTGATTCTGGGTGTTGGTGAGCAATTCTTTCTCAGCGGCGGCGAGATAGAGCTTGGCCTTGGCAAGCACACCAATGTTGTTCTGCCGGTCGATGACCGAGGTCACTTTGTCGATGTAAGCGTTGAGCTTTGCCGGGGTCATGCCCAGCGGCACCGCAAACTGCAATTGCATATTGCGGTCGTTGCCGACGAGTTGGGTCATGGTGATGACGATCGCCGGAGCATCAACGTCAACTTCGCGATGTTCGTCAATGTTGGTTACGTCACCCATCTACGTCACTCGCTATCCGGTCAATCAGCCGCAGTCTGCGGGCATTGATCCGATCAAATACCTGACGCCGCTCGTCGGTCTGCGGCAACTGCGCCCACGGCTGGCATTTCTCCATGAGCGTCTGCAGCGTCAACAGGCGCTGGAAATAATCGGGGGCATCGCTGTCGCGGAACGGAGGCATCACATCCTCGGCAGGCGCATGTTGCCAGTCGTGGAGACAACGCCGTGCGGCGACACTCGCAAATGCTGCGGGCGTCGGGTCGCGTCGGCGGTGCGGTGCCGCCCGTCCTTCCACTCGCGCTCGTGGTTCCAGGCGTTGGCCTGGATGTCGGCCATGGAGCGGGCCTGCGAGTACGGAACCTCATAGGTGCAGCCGTGATAGTAGCCGACGTTGTTGATCTTAATCATCGCCGCGTATTCGGGGAGGTCTACGTAGAAGTCCTCCATGGCCTCGGTGGGCTCATAGGAGCGTTCTTCCTCTTTGACCGCGGCGGCAAAGTAGGCATCGACCGCCTTCTTCTTCTTGGCGTCGGCCACATGCTCGCGGGCGCGCTGCAGCGCCTCCTCCTTGTCCTTTTCGGTCAGGAGCTCGGTGGAGTTATTGATACGCCGCTCGATCTCGTCGAGCACTTCCTGCTTGCGTCGCGGCATGGTTCCTCAAGTGTGAGTATAGGGGCCGTTGGCGGCGGCATCGCCCGAGATCAGGATCGGCCAGCCCGTGGTGGTGTCCCAGCAGATGAAATCGCCGCGCCGACAGCGGAGCGTGCCGCGGCCGGGTATGATAAGAAGCCCAGTTTGGGCATAGCCCTGATTGACCCGCTGGCGCACCGTGCCGGTGCCGCCGCTCTGGGTCACCAGGCCGGTCGATCCCACTGGCGGAAAGCCGTCCATGCCGCCCCAGCCGGGCGGGTCGCTGCGCATCTGGGTGATGAGCGTCGCCACGTCGGCGGGAATGACATCGTTGGCCCCGACGATGAACCCGGACAGTGATGTCGAGGCGTTGGTGCCAAGGGTCTTTAGTGCCATCTCAACCGCCTCCGCTGGCAAATCCCTGGACGCGCGCCAATGTCGCCGCGACGTTCATCTGCGTCGAGATGTCGGTGCTCATGGTCGAGAGCAGCGACGTGATGTCCGACGCCGTGAAGGTTGTTGACGTGGGGATGGACGAGTTGACGAATTCCAGGGTCTGCGCGGGGCCGCCGGCCGGCTGCGGAGAACCCACTGCCGTCTGATAGGCAATGCCGAGCCCGAGACCAGGAGGAATCCAGTCGACGTTTACCGAGTAGCGAATCCTATAGGCCATGGTCAGCCTCCTTAGCCGAAGGTAGCGTTGAACGCGCTGGTCGATTCAATCCGCATAGCGAATTGAACGTTTTGGATCAGGGTGCCGTAGAAGCACTTCCATCCGACCACACGCAACTGATTGATCGGGTCGGACTTGTCGGCATCCTTGAGGTAGGTGAACTTGACATCGTCAAGCATGACCTGCCCGTAGGCGCCGCGGCCGAAGATGTAGGAAGGATAGACCGTCACCCCCGTAGCCGGCGCCGCCGGTGGAATCTGGAAGGCGCCCGTGCCCGTGATGGTGACGGTCTGCCCCCCGGCCAATTGCACGGCCTGCCCTGCCAGCGGGCCGCTGGTTGGTCCTGCAGACGTTAGTCCCAAGTTCGTCGGTGCGTTGGTTGTGCCCACGTAGACGTTGAAGGTGTACCCGGAGAGCGCGGGCAGCGCCACCAGCAGCGACCCGTTCGGCCCGGTGACCGCGGTGGTGTTCGACACCTGATAGATTTGGCTTTCGTACTGGTTCTGCGTGTCGGACGCCGTGACGATGATGAAGTAGTTACCGGTGGCGAGGTTTCCGGTCAGCCCAGCGGTCGGGTTGATCGCGGCGTTGCCGGTCCATGACGGCACCATGTTGGTCTCGGTGAAGCGGATGGCGTTCCACTGCCCGACTTCGTGGTTGTAGAGCTTGTTGATGTCGGACTGCGACCAGGCGTACTGGATCGGCTGGTTCTCACGCAGGTCGCCGGAGACGAACGGGTGGATGACCGCAGTGTAATGCGGCACGCTCGGCGACTTGTCTTGGCCGCGCAAGGTATCGGCCTCAAGCTTCATGTCGGTCATCTCGTCGCCCATGAAGCGCGGGGCACCGAGGTTGACCAGCATGACATAGGCGCGGTTGAGTTCGTGGGTGTTGAGGACATCGCCCGCGACCAGTGAGGCGCGCGCGGCGCGGCTGTTGACGTAGTTGACCTGCGTAAAGCCGAGGAGGTTGTTGAAGGTGTTGCGCTCTAGGGTTTCCGCGACCTGCAGGCCGGTCAGCTCGATCGCCTTCTTGAACAGAGGATGCTTGATCGTAAGCTCGGCGACATCGGTGATAGTGATCTTGTCGCCCCACTGCAGCGCCGAGGCGGTGACCTGTTGGATGGTCATCAGCTCGCCGGATGGCGGCACGCCCTCGGAGAGCGGGGCGAACGGCAGCGGCACGCGATTATAGCGGGTTGCGGTGTAGGAAACCCCGCGCCCTTTGGGCAAGGTCAGCGGGTCGCCGAACTGGTAAACGACAAGTTGGCGCCGGGTCAGCGGCAGCGTTTTGTCGGCGATATAGGCTTCGATGTCGGCTGCGAATGAGCCCGCAACGTTGACTGCCATGGTGGCCCCCGGTTAAATCTGGACGTTCTCCAAACGCCGTTCCAGAGTTGCCGGTTGTCGCCGCTGTGCCTGGGTGTCGCTGCCGGAATTCACGGGACGCGCCCGCTGCGCATTGACGCGCCGCTGCGCCTGACGGACTTCCGCCCGCCCCTCCTTGCTATTCCGGCGCTCAAGGGCCGCCTCGCCGATCAGATACTTAAGAACAGTCTCGCGGTCAGAGTTGTCACCCTTGGCGCGAATCTCGGCGAGCTTGCCTTCGACCTTTGGTGCCCATTTCTGGTACAGCGGATCGACAGCGGCCCTAGCCTGGAACGCCGTTCGATCATTCTGCTCCGCAGAATTATAAGCCGTGTGCTGCATGAACTGAGTCATGCGCTGCTCGCTTTCGCGAAGCTGCTCGGCCATGATGTCCTGCGGCGCCATCAATGCGTGACGCTGCGCACGTTGCTCCGGCGTTTCCGCCGGACGTTGCTGCTGCTGCGCAAAGCGGCGTTCCATTTCATCCATGCGACGGCGAGAGGCGGCCAACTCCTCATTGAGGCGTCGGTTTTCCTCTTGCTGCGTCTGGATGCGTCGTTCGGAACGCGACGGTTGGCGCGGCTCGGCCGGCGGCTCGACAGGCGCTACCTGCTCGGCGGCAAGCGGCGCCGGCTCGGCCTCATCCTCGACATCGTCGGGATTGGTCGGCTCGTCCGGGTCCGGTTGCTGTGCGAGGTCAGGCTCGTCGTCTAGTTCGAGTTCGTCCGGCTCATCAGCCATCAACGTGCCCCATGCGACGGGTAGCGCCCGTCAGTCGAAGGAGCGGGTAACGCCCGCCACTCGAAACGGGGCGGAAAATATCCCTATGTTAGGATTAAAGTCAATCAGGACTTCTTGGACGTGCCGTTATCAATCTTCTGCGGCAATGCCTGAATTTGCCCTTCCAGGCGCGACATCCTCTCGATATTCGCCAGATGCCGGTCATTGCCCAGTTCTTTCAGGCGCTCGATTTGTTCAGTCATTTCGTGGAATTTATCGTTAGCTTGGCGGGCATTATCATCAAACCGCAGGTCAACCTTTGCAAACTGGTAGTCGATTCTGTCGAACCGTTTGTCCAGCTTGCCGCCGATGGAGCGGACGACGGCGGCAGCGGCCGAGGCCACGGCTACGGCCAGAACACCCAGTTGAATCCATGCGGTGGTATCCATTCATAGGGCACTAGGGCTGCGACCCCAGCCCAATGGGCCGCCATTCACCTGGAAACGCACAGCATATCCCCCCTCTGCCGCGGACGGCAGCCGGCGATGAGCGGCAACGTCCTTTTCGATCTTGGCCCCGACAAGGACGACGATCCTCGCCGCCGTGAACCCGGCTTGTGCGAGGATCGCCCAGTCGGCGGCAGTGAGCGCGGCAAGCCCGACCTTGCCGGCGATCAGCGCCGCAATCAGCAGAACTGCGCTCACCGCTTGAATAGGTTGATGACCGTCGGGGCCGAGGTGCCCACAAGGCCGCTGAGTGTGGCAAACAGGCCGAGTCCGTTAAGCAGGTTAGCGGAGGCGTCGGCCTGCGCTTGCTGATGCGCCGCTTCCGACTGCAACTGTGCCGACAGGACGGAGATTTGCGCGCCGATGATTGCCTTGGCGGCGGGGTCGCTTGTCTGCGCGAGCGTCTGGTTGAGCGCGTTGATTTGCGTAGTTAGAGAAACAATCGTGCCGAGGCTGTCTGCGGTAGCCATATTATGTCTCCTTGACTGCTGCGACGGCATCTGCCGCCCGTTTTGCGAACCTGCCGAGAAGTTGGTCGTTTAGTGCCTGCCGCGCCATCCCCTGCTCAAACATCGGGATTTGCGAGATTTCCTGGAGCGCCTGGGCCTTGATGGCGGCCATGGCGGCGGCGATTTGTTCAGGGCTGGCCGACATAGGGATTTCCTTCCGCCCGCACCACAGCAGGCTGCTGGTCAGTGCGCTTGTCCTCGATGGTCTTGGCCTGCGAGGCCACAACACCGCTGATGGTATCGTCCTTGTTCGACGAACCCTTGCTGGAGCCAAAATAGTACGTGCTGACTGTGACAGCCATGCCGCCGAGCGTACCGATCAGCCCATAAAGGGCCGGAGCAGAGGAGGCGTCGGTCTTCGGCGGGAAAAACATCAGCAGCACGATGATGATGACAAACGAAAGCACCAGCGCAAAGGCGAGAAGCTTCTGCGTATCCGTCCAAGCTTCGCTGGTCATGCCCGTGCTTCCGCCATGGCGTCAAAAACGATCTTTCTCACCCGCGTATCGCTGATGACGCCGATATGCGAGCAGTCGGGGAATGAGTATTCGCGGCAGTTTTCGGCGCGGGTGGTCATGCGCCCGGCCCCCGGCGGCATGTTGGTGCGAATATTGATCCATAGGCCATAGTTGCCGTAGGCGGTCCACTCCCCCGGATGGGGCGGCGATCTCGACCATTCGGCGCAGCCGATGTTGGATGCCCAGTTCATCGGGTCCACGGTTATCATCAGCCGGAAGCGCCATTTCGGCTGGGCGCGGGCGAGATAGAATCCCATGGCAGCGCCCATGGAATGCCCGATCCAGACCAGATCACGCCCCGCCGCGATCTCGGCCGTGAGCTGCGAGACGATCTGATTTTCCTCAAGTGGCGGCGAGAAACCGCCAACAATCTTGAACTGCGGCTCGCCGAACTGGCGGCCGAGGTCGTGCGCCAGATTGTCGATCGGCTGCAGCACGCCGAGACCATGACAGGCATAGCGCGCCTTGCTCATCGGTGTATCCTCGCGGCTTGGACGTGCATAGAATCAACACTCCCCGGCGTCCAGTCGCCGCCCCACACCCAGCCTTCCTCCTTGAACTTTACCACCAGCAACGAGCTATCGGTGAACAGGTGCTTAGAGGAATGGAACGGGTTGTCGGCTGCGTCCCAGTCAATAGCACAAGCGTAAGAGTGCATAGACAGAGCGTGACCACCGCGCATGACACGCAGGTTATAGCTGCCGTCGAATCGGTCGTAGCGGAGGTCCGTGATTTTCTTGGGGTCATGGCCAACGGCGTCCCAGATGTTCTGCAACACGCGATGGAGCGAGTCGGCGCATTTCTTGTGGATCAAGATGTGATTCGTCGTGACCTTGTCGATGTGCAAAGGCCACGGACACGGCACGTCCATGGTGTTCTCGTGCAGCCATCCCGTATGGCGCGGATCGCCGTAGAATGAGTTGCACTCGGACTGTAGCGGCCAGATGTTCATCTTAGTACGCTTCAAATCCTGTCATATCTCGGTCCCCTTGAGGAAGCACTTAACCCACGGCTTGCCGTCAAGGTAGACAATCCATGCGAGCGCGGCCCCGTATCGGTTGGGGGCAACAACCACCGATTCATCGTCCACGATCAGCCACTGCTCATGGAATTTGACGCGGTAGTGCGGCTTGCCGGCCACCAGCGTCGTATCCCAGTCCGCATCGGCCAGGTCTTGCGCCTCCGTGAAGTCGCAGCAGATCGAGCCGCGACCGTTCTGCAGGCTCATGGCCCAGCTATCGAGATCGGGGCGATCCGGCAGGTGCGCCCATGCCAAGCAGGACGATAGCAATGTTATGAGAAACGCAGCCGCATATTTCACAATGCCCCCCGTGCCCTCGGCATAGTGTTCTGCAGTTGGTCCGCATGTATCATCCCCGGCGCGCCCTGTCCATTAGGTCGTGGACCGGTGGCTTTGCCACCTGAGCGCGGCTGGCCGCCACCGGCCTGCGGCGGCTGTTGCGGCTGCATCATCTGCTGGGCCTGCATCGCCTGCGCCATCTGCTTTTTCTGCATCTGCTGCTGATGCAGCATGATGTGCTCGCGGATGGTGCCGGCGAGGTCGCCGGACTGCTGCATGGCCTGCATGTGGGCCTGCATGTGCTCCGGGTCGTTGTCCATTGGATGGACGTTGAGCGGCATCCCGGCGGCAAGGATTTGGTTCTCGAACGGCGCCTCCAGCGACAATTGCTTGCGGATGTCCTTGAACACCCGCGGTGCCAGACGCGGCCCATAGACCGATTCGACAAACTCGGCAATGATCGGGGCGAGCGAGATTTCGTAGCCGGGAATCATCTGCGGCGGGATACCGCGCAGCACGTTAATGCCGGCCATCTTCATCTGCATCTGCTGCATCGAGCGCGCCTGCTCGACGCCGTACCAGCGGAATTCAAATCTCCGGTCCATCTGGATCGGCTGGATCACTTCCATTTCGGCCTGGACGCCCATCTCGCCGAAGGACGGCACCAACAATTCCTTGTCGCGGAATTGGTGGTCGAGGTAGACAAACCACTGTAGCAGCGGCGTGAGGATTTCGCCCTCCAGCGTGGTGACGGCGTCGGCGGTGGTGAGGATGTCAACCTGCTGTTCGTTGGCGATCTGCGCCTGGTTGGGCTTCTTGCCGGGAGCCGTCGCCTGCTGCGGCATCATCGCCGGGTTGACGCCCAAGGTCTGGAAAATCTGATCCTTGGCCGATGCGACGATCTGGAACGCCTCTTTCCACAACTGCGGAAACTGGGCGAACTGGGTGTCTTTCGGGGAGGTCTCCCAGATGGCGGCGACGTTTAGCACCATGGAGCCGACGCGCGGATTCTTCTCCGGGTCGGTCATGATGATCGGCAGCAACGCATAGGCCGCCGAATCCATGCCCTCGTTCACCGCGTCATTGGCGGCGTATTGCAGAGTCTCGACGTATTTGACCTTGGCGTTACCCTTGAACGAACCTTCGATCTTTTCCACCGGGGCCGAGAGCAATGGCACCTTGTCGCACCAGTACGGATTGCGCTTGCAGCCAAGCAGACGATCTTCGCCGCCGAGATACATGCGGACAATGCGCAGTTCGCCGTCCACCTTGATCTTGGCCCAGGTCTCGTAAACGTGGGCGGTGGTCTTGCCCCCCTCGGACTTGATGCCGGCGGCATCCGTGACGATCTTCTTCTTGTTCGGGGTGTCGGACGAGGTCTTGGACACCATGCCCTGGATGAGCGATTGGCCAGCCTCTTTCTCGATCTCGCCATCGCGAATCATCTGCCGAACTTTCGCCTTCGACCAGCGGCGGATGATGGACACCGAGCCGCCAACGTCCAGCGCCCCCTCGATGGAGTCGCAGGTAAACGGCAAGACCAGCACGTCAGCGTCGGGGATGACTTCGGCGATCGGGTATTGATGGACTATCTTCTGCTCGACTACGTCCTCGTATTCGTCGCCCTCGATCTCGATCTCGTCTACCTTGCGCTTTTGCTGCACGCGCTGGGCGACGTGGCGCTCGTTACGCACCCAGCGGACATAGAGATTGTATTGTCCTTCCACATCGCCATTGCGGACCAGTCCGGGCATGGTGTTGGTGCGGAGCTTAGCCTTGCGGATGTAGAATTCCAGCAATGACATCAGCGCGGTGGGCTTGTCCTCACTGGCCTGAACCTCGATGTGCTTGCCGGTGGCCGGGAATATCTGATTGACGAAGCGGGTCTTGCGGGCGTTGACCGCGTCGTGGACGATGGGCAGGAATATCTTGGAATTGCCGCTGTAGAACTGCTTGGCGCCGAGCTGGCAGTGGTAGATGTCCCAATAGTCCATCTGCGCGTTGGAGCGCTCCCACTGGTCGGAGAAACCCTTCTCGATGTCCTTGTAGAGCTTGAGGCAGGCGTCACGGATGTCCTTCTTGCCGGCAAGCTCCTCGTCCCGCTCCTCGGTCTGCACCGGGCGGTCGTCGTCTTCCTCGACTTCGACTTCCTTTTCGTCGTCAGCCATCAGCGGGTGCCTTTTCCGCCGCCTGCCAGTGCTTCTGCAGATCGGCGAGCATGGCGGCAACCTCGGAATAGGGTTTTGTCGCCAGATAGGAGGCGATCTTTTGCAGAAGCTCTGCGGGGATGGGGATGGTTTTCATCACATCAACTTATCAAAGGCAAGACGAACATTACCGCCGGTGTTCACCGATGGGTTGGTGGATGACAGTAGCGCGTCGATTACGTCCATTGCGGCTTTGAAGTTGTCGAAATCGGCGGCGCTGAGGTCTTCTCGCTTAAGGATGGAGCCATGTGCCGCAGTGGCCGCCTGTCCCGACAAAAAGCTGTCATCCGCAATTCGCTGCGCCATCCTCCTCAAGTCCTGATAGGATGAGTCGAACGCAGTTAGCTGGATAACGAGCTGCCGCACAAAGTTCGTCGCATCAGTCATGATGTCCCCCTAAAGCGCAAACACTTTCCAAGCCGCTCCATTAAACCAAACCTTGGCATTGACGGCACCGCCGCCGACAACAGTAGCGCCAACCACCGGAGCCAAAGCGTCGGTCACTACCGCCTCCTGGCCGACAGTCCCAGCGGGAAGTGAACCAACAACCGTGGGCGCCAGCGTCAGGCATCCCGGAGCATCGAATTGAGCTGTTAGAGCACGATTCACAGTGATAAGAACTGGACTTGCTGTCAAAGCGGTACCTAGAGCCAAACCAAGGCCGCTAACGTCCTCCACCATCGTATATCCAAGGCCGCCTGCGGAATAGCCTTGGAAAAGCATGTCAGACGCGCCTAACACTGAAAATTCAGCTACCTGAAAAATCGCTCCTGTCGGCATTGTCCAGAAAATTGGCGTCCCGCCAGTAGCCGGGCGCATACTAAAAGTAATAATGTTGGTGTTATTAACAATCCAATCAACATTGCTATTACTAGTAAGCGTGGTCGTCGCCGCTACATCTTTTATATCCAGCCTGCCTGCGGCGATGTTTAATTCCGCAAGTTCGAGCGTGCCCGAAGTATCCCCCTGCGTGCCGTTGCCGATGCCGACGATGTTGGCAGAGATGCGAGAGAGGCCGGTGTCGTAACTGCCAGTCTGATATTGATTATTGGAGTTCCACGTCAGGACTTGCTGCGATAGCAGCCCATGCGTATTTTCGTCCAGAACGATATAGACAGAACCATGTGCGGGCACATCTGCGGTTTCGTCATATACCGCAAGTCGCCCGGCACCGAGACCGTTCGCGCTCCCCGTTGACTGCCACTGGATTTTATGGCCGCCACCAGGGGTGGCATCTAACTCAAGACTTGTCGCATTGGTACTAGACCCATTCCCTTCCCAGATAAGTCGAGAATTGCCGAACGTACCTAACGACGATAGATAGCCGTCAACGGTCGTGAAGCCGGAGTCCAGGCTCCATCCTATTTTCGTCATGTAGACGATGTTGTTGCTGTCGATAACTATCGGCGACCGACCATCAGGAAAGTCGTTAATGCCAAAAACCAGGAGGCCGTCGAACAGAGTTCCCGGCCCGTAGAACCCACGAGGGGTTGACCAAATGTTGAAGAAATCCGTAACGGTAGAATGATCGGGAACAAAAGATAGATTGGTGCCAAAGGGGTGCTGGCCGAGTATGGCCACGGTAATCTCGTCAGCCGCCTCTCCCAAAACCTCAAAAGTGGGGCCTACATATCCCGTGAGGACGATTTGCGTGGACGTGCCGACAAATGCGCGCCCCACTGCGGCCATTTGTTTTGCAGAAGTATCCCAAGTAAAATCGGCATCTTCACCTAAAAACCCCGCATTATCAAACAGCACCGCCTTGTCTGTGCTGGGCGCTATAGGCGTTGTGCCCGGGACAAGGCTACCGCTGCTGCTGCCGCCCCCGCCTCCCAGAAGCGCGCTCATGACAGCACATACTCGACGCTACCGCCCACGGTCACCCCGGTATCAAGGCTGATGACAAAACCGGTGCCTAGCGCGGTGATGTACCAGGGCGGGTTATCCGGCCCGATGAAATCCAGAATCCATCCCTGGTTGGCACCGAACGGCAGCGGGCCATCGTAGACGTTTCCGGCGGTATCCTTGATGGTGATGTTGACGGCGGCGCCAGCCAGCATCTTCATGCGGTAGACCCGCACGCTCTTGTTGACCGAGCCGACCACGATGATGTTGCTGCCGGACGACGATACGGAGAAGGCCGCAACCGTCAGCGGGTTGGGCCGCCACAGCGAGGACCGTGCCGACATCGGCTACCCCATTGCGGCGCGCAGCCGCTCGTGACGGGCCTTGAGTTCGGCGCGCTCCTGCGCGGCGGCCTGGGCGTTGCGCTCCACGTCGCGCTCGCGCTGGGCTACGGCTTTCTCGCGTTTC